CAGCAACAAGCGTCAGGAGACTACCCGACCTCTGGAGAAGAACACGAATAGGATGATACTCACAAGGACACCTGTAGTGGGTGTCCTTGTTTTCATCGCATCATGCCTTGCGTTAGCGATATATTCTACCTGTAGCACAATAAGAAATGGAGTGATCTATTTGTCCAAAAAGAAGATTCTCAAAGCAATCCTGCTCACCCTCTCTGTCCTGCTGACGGCGGCACAGAGCACCGATGGAAAGGAGGAACCTGCGAAGTTCAACGATGACCCTGACACATACTCGGAGTAGAGGGCTTCCCGTGTGGGAGGCCCTCTATTTCTCTGTCCGGCATGGGCTGAGTGCAGCCCACTAAATCAAATCTAGGAGGTACAATTATGCCCGCTAATGTTGAAACCATGTTCTACGTCCGTGAAAAGCCCTGGCATGGCCTGGGTACGGAAGTCCAGGAGGCTCCCACCTCCGCTGATGCCCTGATCTACGCTGGCCTGGATTGGGAGGTCATCCAGAAGGATGTCTACACCGAGAACGGCTCCCTGATCTCCGGCTACAAGGTCAATCTCCGCAGCACCGACAACGAAGCCCTTGGTATCGTGTCCGACCGCTACAAGGTGGTGCAGAACGAGGATGCTTTCCAGTTCACCGATGATTTGCTGGGTGCTGGTGTGACCTACGAGACTGCCGGGGCCTTGCAGGGTGGCCGCAAGGTCTGGATGCTGGCCCGTATGCCCCACCGCTATATCATCGCCGGGGACGAGATCGCTCCCTATCTGGTGGTGATGAACTCCCACGACGGCAGCAGTGGTATCAAGGTTGCCATGACCCCCATCCGGGTTGTGTGTCAGAACACCCTTAATCTGGCCCTTAACAGCGCAAAGCGTATCTGGACGACCAAGCACACCGAGAATGTCATGCTTCGTGTCCATGAGGCCGAGGAAACCTTGGGACTGGCTGAGAAGTACATGGGCGAGTTGGGCCGTGGCATTGATACCCTGTCCAGAATCAGGCTGACCGATAAGAAGGTCATGGATTTCATGCAGGAGTTCTTCCCCGTTACCCTGGATATGCCCGATGTGCAGCGCAAAAACAATCTTCGTCTGTTGGAGGACATGAAGGCTCGGTATTGGGATGCTCCCGATCTCTCCCATGTGGGGAAGAACGGCTACCGTTTCGTCAATGCCATCAGCGACTTTGCCACCCATGCTGACCCCATCCGCAAGACCAAGAACTACAACGAGAACCTGTTCCTGCGCACCGTCGAGGGCAACCCCATGATCGACAAGGCGTACAAGCTGGCACTGGCGGCGGCGTGATGTTCAATGGCAAACAGGGAGCGCATGGCTATATGGCTGTACGCTCCTTATCTTATTTCAGTGAAAGCGAGGTTATCAAAATGTCTGCAAAAATCTTAGTGTCCACCGAGGGTATGCCCTATGCTGACTGGCTGGAGTACCGGAAGCAGGGTATCGGCGGTTCGGACGCATCCGTGGTCTGCGGCATCAACCGTTACAAATCCCCTGTGGAGCTGTGGTTGGATAAGACTGGCCAGCTCCCGCCCCAGGAGGCCGGAGAAGCTGCCTATTGGGGGACACAGTTGGAGCCGTTCGTCCGGGCCGAGTTCACCAAGCGTACCGGGATCGAGGTCATCCACAAGAGTGAACTGCTCCAGAGCGAGGAATATCCGTTCATGCTGGCGAATCTGGACGGTATCTGTGAAGTCCCGGACTACGGAACGTGCGTATTCGAGGCCAAGACCGCTTCGGCTTACAAGGCTGGCGAGTGGGAGGATACCATCCCTGACGAGTATATGTGCCAGATCCAACACTACATGGCGGTGACCGGATATGCCGGGACCTATATCGCCGTGCTGATTGGCGGCAATACCTTCCGCTGGAAGTTCGTGGAGCGTGACGAGGAATTGATTTCTATGCTCATTGAGCTGGAAACGGCGTTCTGGAACCATGTGCAGGATTGCACACCCCCGCCGCTGGACGGCTCCGATGCTTCGGCTAAGTTTCTGTCCCAGCAATTCCCCCGCAGTACGCCCATGTCCCACATCACCCTGCCGGA